GTGCCAGGAGGGCACGTGCGAAGCGTATGGCGAGGGTCGACTGGAGGAAGCCGTGAAGGACTACCACTTCGACATCAACGGCGAGAAGTGGCTCATCCGCTTTTCACGCAAGATGCGTGGCAAGGCCAACGGATGGTGCGACTACTCGAAGAGAAAGATTCTCGTCGACGACCGATTGACGCCGAAGGTAAAGTTGGATGTCCTCATCCACGAGGTCGTCCACGCGATCCATCGCTCACTGTCCGAGGAGTCGGTGACATACACCGGCACCAAGTTGGCAGAGATCATCTCCGAGGTCTTCAAGGTGGAGGAGTAGCCCATGACCGGCACGATGTTCCCTGGAACCTACCGCACGCCAGACTACCTGATGCAAGGTGAGACAAAGACGTGTGCCAAGTGTGGCTGCCGCCTCCCCGTCGGCCACTTCGCCAGAGACGCCCGAGTCAAGAGCGGGGTCCGCGGGTCGTGCCGTTCATGCTCGGCCAGATACCGCTCGCAGCGGAGGGCTATCTGCCGTGCGAACGGATAGCCTCCAGCAACTCGCGAGCATCGCCTGGTTTTCCGACGACCCCCGCACTCAGAACGCTGCCGTCGTTGTCGATACCGAGACGCACTTCAGGTACGGCATCGCCCTCAACTCGGTCACCTACCACACCGAGGACGAGGACGAGCGGGTGAAGACAGGGCTCAAGGCGACCTACGTCGAGCACGCCGAACGGGCAGCGATCTACCGGGCCGCCAAAGAGGGGTGGTCCTGCGACGGCTGCGAGATGCACGCCCTGTGGGCGGCGTGTCCAGACTGTGCCAGGGCGATCATCTCCTCGGGCATCACGGCAGTCCACACGTGCGAGGCGACCTACGCGGCCACGCCGGAAAGGTGGCGTTTGACAGTGCGGCGTGGACTCGCTATGCTGGAGGAGGCGGGAGTCGAAGTCGTCTTCCACCGCAACATCGGCATCTCGATCCTTTTCAATGGCGAGGAGTTGGACCTATGATCTTCGGGCTTGCAGGCCGTGCCGGTGCAGGGAAAGACTCAGTCGCCGATGTCCTCGAGGGGTTCGGTGTCGTGCCATGCAAACTGGCCACGCCGCTCTACGAGATGGTCTCGGCAATGACCGGCTTGCCAGTCGAACACCTCATGGATCGATGCTGCAAAGAGCAGCCCATCGCCGGCATCGGCAAGAGCCCGCGGCAACTCCTGCAATCGATCGGCACCGACTGGGGCAGGACGTTCGTCGGCGACGACGTCTGGATCAAGTCGCTCGACGCACGCACGAGGCTCATCCGGCTCCGTGGGGCTTCCATCTGTGTCACCGATGTTCGGTTCGACAACGAGGCCCGGTGGGTCCGCGACAACGGTGGTGCCGTGTGGGAGGTCGTGCGACCCCACCATGACACCGGCTGTGTTGGTGAAGCCGTCCACCACGCCTCCGAGGCCGGCATCGATCCTCTCTTGATCGACCGCGTGATCGTCAACGACGGCACTCTCCAAGACCTCCGCGAGCAAGTTCTCCTCGCCATGCACGCCCCGCACTCGCGGACGCCGAAGATTTCGTAGCACCCTGGCGGGCGGTAGATCCTGTGAGATAGAATGAAGACTGGGGGGGGAGGCCCCCCGGAAACCCATTCTACTAGAAAGGAGACACCGTTGGCTCAACAACAACAGAGCCAGATGCTCTACGAGCGTGTGCTGGCGGCTGTCGAACGGTACGGCTACGGTCTATCTCTGGCGGCGGCGATCCTCTGGTTCGCTCGAGTCGACGTCCTCATCCCGATGGTGGAGGGGCACCGCGATATGCTACACTCAATCAGTGAAGCATACGAACGGCTGGCGGACGCGAACGACGCCAGGATCAGGGAACTCACCGAGATTCGCCGGCTACTGGAGCAGCGACTCAAAGAAGAAAACTAGGAAAGGATTGAACGATGGCTCAGATTTGGACTGGATCGTACCTACAGGCGTCAGTGGTCGGCTGGGAGCGACGCTACGAAGACTTTGTGTTCCCAGTGGGCACGAAGTACATCGGGCTATGGGACCACGCAGGCACCGTGGAGGGAGCCTTCGATGACCCCGCTACCTGGGGCAACATGAAAGACTGTGAGTACATCCGCAAGGAAGCGAACTCGTTCTACCGATCCTTCTTCAATGCACGGTTCGGTGGCTTCTGCCTCGTGCAGATCGGTGAGGCACCGTACCCACGCCTGGCAAACGGCGACGTGATCCTTGGACCTGACGTGCCCGAGGTCAACTGTGCGAATATGTTCTGCCAGTCGGACCTCCGGCTACTGCCGTGGATTCTTGCGGCGTGCCATCCGATGATAACTAACACCAACCGCATGTTCGACGGCTGCGGCGAACTGACCTACCTCATGCCCCAAGAACTCCGCCCGCTCGGACTGTCGGACGTGAAGGACCCAGCCGCCCCGCGGCTCCTCCGGTCGAACTCGTCCAACTCTCCGGCCCTCTTCTTTCAGTTGAGGCCAAAGACGGCGAAGTACTTCATGCGTGGATGCTCGAAGTACCAGGGCAACGGCGTCAACCAGTTCTCACTGCGGAACATCGAGTCGCCAGACGGGGCCATCGGCCTCTTCGAGGGCTGCCAGTTCGCCACGCCGTACCTCGAAGGCTTCATCCAAGCCCTGCACTGGGAAACCGTTCGGAGGGGCATCGTGAAGGGACCACTCAACGGCATCAACGTCGGCCGTGGTCACATCGGAGCCGCGGCCCAGCGTCAGGTCGACGAACTCCGTGAGCGTGGCATCGAAGTCATCGTCGAGTAGCACAGCAGCCCCCCGAGGAACGGACTCCTCGGGGGGCTCTTTTTTACCCCCACTTGTTGAGACGCCCACCGTTCGTCAGGCGTCCCAAAGCGACCAGCGTGATCGCCTCGTAGTGCTTCTCTGTCAGGAGCACCCAGCGGTCCCTGAGGGGCTCGACGTCGCAGCCGGCATAGCCAACCACCTGACGGCGGAACCGCCGTTTATCGGCGTCTGTGAGCCTGTCAACGGCCTTTGCCACGCCGGCCCACAGTGAGGTCAAGACCACCGCGAGTTTACGCTCGCCGGCGACCTCCTCGATCCACGTCGGCGTGTGATCGCCCGGCAACTCAATCTCGCTGGCCTTCACGCCCACCGGGGCATCAGCCATCCCGCTCAGGGCCTCGAGCACGCCGGCCGCCACGATCGCGTCACGGCTCGTCTCAGGATCCGGACGCATGTCCTCTTTCTGAGCCTTCAGCCGGGCCTTGATGCCCAACTCCGCCGCCTCTTTCTTCGTCGCCTTCTTGCCGTTCCACATGACGGCCCACTCGCCAGGCTCGGACGGCATGACCACCCCGAGGTGCGTCGCCTTCTCGATCGCCAGGGCCACCTTGCTCGGCACCTCGAACGCGTCGGGGTCGACCTCGACACGCTGCTCCGACCAGCCGTCCCCCTGAGGGACCGCCACGATCAGGTTGTAGACCGGAGGCTCCGAGTGGACCACGACGAGCCGCCAGAGGCCGGGGTGCCAGCCGTCCGACTTCCGCTCCAGCCCCAGCCCGGAGACGCCCTTCGACCCCTCGGCCTTGAAGGCATCCACCTCGGCATCCAGGTCGTCCTGGTCGATCGGCTCGGCCTTCGAGCGAGCGTAGGTCACGGCCGACTGGAACGCCTCGATCACCTCGGATTCGGGCAGCGGAGGATTGAACCGGCCCTGGTTGATCGCCAGCAACTCGTCGAGCGTGTCCTGGTACTCGGACTCACTCTGGAGATTTCGCATCCTGAACGCCTTGCGGGCCGTTAGAGACACGATTGCATTGTGGCGGTCTCCCTCGCCCACCCCGTCCTGAACGACCCTTCTAGGGGGCACTGAGGGCTTCTGAGCGGCATCTCCTTCGCAGATCAGGGCAAGCAGATCGTCCGGGATCTCCATCAGGTCGACGTCTTCCATCGAGAGCCCCGGAGCCCACTCGTAGACCGAGCCTGAGTAGTGGACCGACGGAGGGACAATCGACTGAGCGGACATGCCGCCACCGCCCGTGCGGACCTCGAGCCCCTTGTACTTCACGACTGCCTTGGCGGGCAACTTGTGAGAGAACCGGTAGAGCCGGTGGACACTCCGGTTCCCCGAGGTGTACGTCGGGGTCTCGTGGCGGTCGATGCCGAGAGCCTTGACCGTCTCGGCCCCCTCGGCGTCGTCGAACTCAATGTCGACCACGCCACCCTTGTCGCCGAGCAGGATCCCGATGTTCCTGGGGGCGTCGGTGTCGAGTTGGTCAAGCAGTTCGTCCTCGTCGGTCGTGGCGTGATCCTGCCAGCCGAGGGCTACTGGGTGCTTCCCGCGGGAGCCGCCGGTGCAGGACGGCCGCCCACACGAGCACTTGTTGTCGTCAGTGATGCCGTGGACGACCACCACGGGGATATTGCGGGCAGCGAGTTTCGCAGCCTCCTTGAACAGCCAGTCTCTCATCGTCGGGCCTCCTCTTTGAGTCTCTCCAGTTCAGCGATCGCGGCGGCCTTCTCAGCAATGGCGACGCGGGCGGCATCCTGGGCCATCTTCTCACGCTCGCGGGCCATCCTGAGTTGCAGTCGCAGGGTTTCAATCGTCTCAGTCATAGCGGTCTCCTTTCGCAAGGCAGTCTATCAGCGTCCCCCAGTGCTGTCAAATGGTTTTAGAGAGGTGAATGGGACGTAGGTCCACTTCTCGTCACGGGCCATCCCCTCGATGACCTTATCGGCCTCGATGTAGCCGATCAACTCGACGCGGCGGAACTCGTCGTCAACCGTCCTGGCGGCGAACACTACCCTGCCAGCGTCGCTGCGGCGGACAGCAACGGCGTCCCTGGTGCGGCAGCGGCGGACCTCTATGTTGTCGCCAACGTCTGGCAGATTCTTGTACTTCCCGTGGTCACGATGGTCCCACACGTGGGCGTGCCAGTACCGGTTGGTCGCCTTCGCGACCGCGAGTTCGCATGCGGCGGCCGCAAACTGTGCCGTACGGTCGTCCTCCATCTTGCTTCGATCGTAGTGGACGGCATCGCCACGCTGCCAGTTCCTCGTATACCGCCCGATGCCGACCTGACTGGCGTGCTCGTATTCCCACGGCTGCAATGTCACTACTCGACCCATAATAAACCCTCCAGGCAAAAAGAAGCCCCGCCAGCCGCACCAGAGGAGACGAGGGGTGCGACTGACGGGGCAAGAGAGAAGGACGTTCCAAACCCCCTTAGAACGGAGCCTCCTCGGCACCCGCGGTGGGAGACGCACCGCCAGGCACCCGAGTCAACATCTGGGTCAGCGGCTCAGTGTAGAGGGCACGAACAACTTCGCCCTCAGCCTCACTGAGCGTCGCGACGAGCGAAGGCTTCACGCGGCTAAACTTCTGCCCAGCCATGTTGCTAACCTTCTCGAGCCGCAGCGACACTACCGCCTCATGCGGCAGCACCTTCAGACCCTTGCGGAACCTGGTGAAGGCACCAAGCGATCCGCCACCCAACTTCACGAGCACTGGCAGCACTTCCCCTTCCTGGAGAACAGCCAGCACCATCGACTCTTTGACACGCTTGCCTCGACCGCCTCCAGCCCCAAACCCGAACTCAGGGCTGTTGCTGATCGCGGCATAATCGTACTTGTTGCCTTCAATCAAGTACTTGTCCAGGTCCGCGGGATTCACGTCGCCGAAGTCGTCGCCGACGAGGTAGCCAGTCCGCATGTCGTTTGACACAAGGAGCGGCCGGCTTCCAGACGGCTCCGTCGACGGCCACAGAACCCCGCGGCCTGCGGTGGCGACAAGGATGCCCTCGATCGCTTCGCAGTTTACGGTGTTGCCAGAGGCGTCTTCGTATGACCACTGGGTTGAACCGCCGGCAGGCATGCCGACCGAAGGGAGGTCGCTCTCGTATACCTGACCTTCGCCAATGTTGGAGGCGACGATCTTAGCGGCACGCGAGCCAGGGGTGAGGAACTCAAACTTGGATACGGTCGTGATTGCAGTGGACATCTTTGTCTTTCTTTGTAGTTGTTGTTGTTGGTTGCCAGATGGCTCGCTCAGTATAGCAGCGGACTCACTTCTGCATAACTTTTTTTACAAGCGTCTCGCGAAGATTTTCCAGGCGGGCCACGAGCACGTCGATCTGACTGATCGCTGCGATGCGGGCGTCAGACTCAGTGTCATAGACGCGGTCCTTGTACTCGACCCAGCCGTCAGTCTTCGAGACGGGGTGGATCATGTTGCCGCGGGTCTCGACGGCGGTCACGCTCGCGTGTGGCTTGCCGTCCATCAGGTACACATTCGATACGTACTTCATGTCATATCTCCGATAGGATGGATTCGATCAGGTCACCCTTCGATTGTAGACCACGGTAGAGCAGTTCGTCAACCGATGGCTTCGAGGGGAGACGAGCGACGAGGTGGGTGATGAACACGGTGCCCGCGGCCCCCGGCCGATGGAGACGGGCGTAGGACTGGTCCATGTCGGTGAGGCTCGGGGAGCCCGAGTAGTAGATGGCGTGCGAGGCCCGCGTGAGGTCGATGCCGGTCCCGCCGGCCGCGATCTGCACCGCCAGCACGTCGAGCAGGCCACCCTGGAACGCGGCGAGGTCGTTGCACTTCCCTGACAACTCGCCCACCTTCTTGCCCTTCAGGGCAGCCTTGATGTCGTCGCACTCCGCAGTGAAGCGGTAGAAGACAACGAACGGGCCGTCGATGCCGTCAGCGACGTCTGCGAGGGCCGCGGCCTTCGATGGGACGTCGACGATCTTCTCAGGGGCGTCTGACATATCCCAGCGGACGTGGCCACTACAGGCTTGCAGGAGCCTCAGAACGAGGACGAGTTTGTTCTCAACCAGGATAGCCTTGGTGCCGTCGGAGTGGACCAGTTCGTCGCGGAGGTTCTGGTAGGCCAGGGCTTCCTTGTGGCTCAGTTCGACCGGGAGGTGTGTGTGGACCCGCGGGGGGAGATCGATCACGTCCTCGGTGCGGATACGCATGGTGTCCTTGGCAATGATCTCGGTGAACTCGTCGAGGTTCTTGTAGCCCATGACCCATCCGCGAACCCTCGGATTCATCACGCAAAACTTTTGCTGGAACGCACCAAGTGTCCGAGGGAAACGGTTGGCAAGCCCGCAGGCTCGGTAGACGCCGAACGCGTCGATCGGCTCCTGGCCGAGGAGCGTCCCCGAGAGCCCAACGACCTTCGTGGCGGCCGCGGAGAGTTTCGCGAAAAACTTCGCGGCCTTGCCGCGGTGGGCCTTGAGTTTGTGGCACTCGTCGCAGACCAGGAGGTCGAAGTTGATCTTGAGCAGGGCCGGCATCCGCCAGATCGACTCGTAGTTGCCGACCAGGATGTTCTGGCGGCGGCGGTCGATCTGCCGGAGGGCACGCTCGCAACGCTCCAGGGCGGTCCCCTTGCCGTCGAGGCGGACCACGTTCGCCTTGGGATGCCAGACGGCAGCCTGGGCCTCCCAGGCCGGGATGACGGCCTTGGGGCACCCCACGAGCGTCAGGGTCGCCTTCAACTCCTGAGCCAGCGTCAGGGCCGACGCGGTCTTTCCGCTCCCCATGCCCGCCCCCCAGAACGAGCGGGGGTGTGCGTGAGCCCAGTCGACGAGCCGGCGTTGGTGTTTCCAGAGTGTTGGCATGAGAACGAGTGTACCTGTCACCGGTCGTTGTCTATAAGGGAGAACCGGAAAGGACTGAAAAGTAAAAAGAGGTGCCTCTCGCGTGTGACCCAACCAATCTCCATATGTACTCCATATGTACTCCAGTAAATATTTTTTTTCTTTTTCTCTCCTCCACGGATCTCCCTTATAGACAACGACCACAATCCATAAGAGACAACGACCACAATCCATAAGAGACAACGACCACAAAAATCCGCTTGCCTTCTCGGGCGGTCGTTGGTATGCTTGGCCAACCCCTGGAGACTTTCTCATGAAAACGATCAGTCTGGACGATACTGAACTGCGGTTGCTGCTCTTGAGCGTGTCGGCATTGCTCGAGGACATCGAGTCGATGCAGGAGTACGGGATGCCGGTCGACGAGGCCGCCCCGGACCTGGTCGCACTGCGTCGTCGGCTCGAGAATGTGGAGGTGCCCTTCTAATGCAACGCATTGAGCGAATCATCGGGTACGCCGGAGCCGGCAAGACCACGGCCATCATCGACCGGATCGCGACCTCGGGCCTCGGGCCTGAGGAGATCGCGGTGACCTCGTTCACGAGGGCCGCCAGGGCGATCCTCTGCAAGCGGGCCGCCCCGCACCTCGGCGTCAATGCCTGGTGGCTGGAGCGTCGGGGATACTTTCGCACCGCCCACTCGATGGCTTGGAGGGCGATCCAGTCCGACAAGACGTTCGCCCCGCTCGACGAGATCGGCATCCGGGACCTGATGCTCAAGCAGGTCGGTGTCGGCCTCGTGACGAAGGAGCCGGGGCTCGACGCCGTGATCGGTGCCTGGGCGGCTGCGAGGTCGGCCAACGTCCCCTTCAGGCACATGATGAAGAAGGTCCTCATGCCTGTCGGCGAGCGTCTGCGGACGATGGCCGGCTACGTGGTCGAGCAGTACGAACTCGCCAAGCAGCGGGGGGGGCTCCTCGACCACACCGACATCCTGGGTAAGTTCGCCGGCATCACCTGGAACCGGGACGGCACGTGGCAGAAAGCCTTCGCCCATGGGGAGCCACCACGCGGCCTGAAGATGGTGATCGTCGACGAGGCCCAGGATGCCTCGGCCCTGGTCTACCGGGTGCAACAGAGGCTCCAAGAGGGCGTCCCGCGGGTGATCGTGGCCGGGGACTGGAACCAGAGTATTTTCGGGTGGGTCGGCTCGTCACCGAAGTTCTTTCGGGACTGGGAGGGCGTGACCGAAGAGACTGTTCTCCCGAAGTCGTGGCGGTGCCGTCGGGCTGTCTGGGAGCGTGCTCTCCGGCCTCTCCACAGCACCTCCGATTGGGTAGACCACCACGTGGCCCCTGCCGACGAGGGTGGCACCGTCCGCCGGGCACTGTCGATCCAACAGGGCATCCCCGAGTTCGCGAAACTCGAGGGGTCCTGCCTCGCCTTGGCCCGCACCGACGAGGGGCTGCGGACGATCATCAAGGCTCTCGACGCGGCCTCGATCCCCTGGACCGACGCTCGCAAGGAGACGCCGCTGCAATCCCGCCGCGATGCCTTCTACGCAATCCACCAACTGTCCAACGGAAAGCCTGTCGAGGGCGACCTCTTCAAGCGAGCGATCGAGAGCATGCCCCAGCGGAAGGTGCTGAAGCGTGACTCGAGGAAGCGATGGGCCAACGGGGACTTCGACCACCTCGACCTGATCCACCCGCAGTGGCTCGAGCAGGCTGGCGTGTCGGAGCGTGGCTGCGAGGCTATCCGCGGCGGCCGGTGGGAGGAGTTGCTCGACGACACTCCGGGCTTCCAGCGGTGGAACGACACCCGGAAGAAGTACGGGGCCGAGTACGCTTCCTTCGCACGCGTCCAAGTGTCCACAATCCACGGTGCGAAGGGCATGGAGGCCGACAACGTGTTCGTCAACACCGAGTCCTCGGCCCTGATCACAAAGGCCACCTCGTACAACACGCCCGACCACCGAGATGCCCGCGACGAGGAGGCCCGCATTGCCTACGTGGCGATGTCTCGGGCGAAGACGAACCTCGTGCTGGCCAGGAACGGGAAGACGGTCCACAACGGAAAGGAGTACTTCTGAGATGGCGAAACTGTGGCACGACCCTGTCGACGACAAGCGGTCCAAGAAATCACGAGCCCGCACGAAGGCCGAACCGAAGCCGCCGAAGCCCGTGGACACCCGGCCGATCCTGCCCGACCCGACGGTCGTCGACGCCGTCAAGGTCCCAGGCCACACGTGTCCAGGCTGCGACTTCGACTTCTTTGACATCACCCACCGTGCCATGAAGGTGCTCGTGTGGGGCTCGAAGCCCGTGGATGCCATGCGGTGCGAGTGCGTCGATTGCGGCCTCGCAACGTGGCGGCACTCCGACCCGTCGATCCTTCCCGAGCCCACCGGCGGGGACTACAAGTTCCGCGACGGCGTGTTCCGTGGAAAAACCGTAGCGATGGTACTTGACTTGCCCGGCGGCAAGGACTACATTTCCTGGTGTGCGGAGAACGGCAAGTCGCCGTCAGCCCGCGAAGCATGTGCTCGTTACCTCAAGGAGACTGACCGATGAAGAAGAACAACCTGGCCGAACTCGACGCCGGCCACCTGATTGCACTGTGGATGGACACCTCGCTCTGCAACGACGAAGTGTGCAAGCGGCTCGCCTGCTCGTTCAGCAAGGCTCGCTCGGCCGCCAAGAGGCTCGGCCTGCCCACGGCTCGCATGGGCTGCAACACTGGCCGCCGCCCCGATGACCCGTCGCCTGAAGAGATCGCCGAGCGTTGCCGTGAGATCCAGGCCCGCTGGACTGACGAAGAACGCAACGACCGAGCCGGTGTCGCCCCTCGCCTTCACACCTTCATGGAGCCACGCTGATGAACGCCGCTATCATTTTCCTCGCCTCACTCGCCACGTTCCCTACGTTCGCACCGTTCGACGACCTCTCTCCCGACGCCAAGAAAGACTACCAGCGTCTCGAGCGGAGGTTGGAGGCCGACATGCAGCGTGGGAGCAACGACCAGATCATGGCATCCGGCCGGCTCCTCCAGGCGATGCGTTTGTCGACTCGTGGGATGGACCAGTTGATCGACGGAGCCCCTCCGCTCTACGGTCGCTACAAGGCGTACGGGCAGCATGAGTACATCATGTTTCACCAGGACGGCCGCGTGGAGTTCGAGGGGTGGGGCGACGTCAAAGTCGTCGACAAGGGGTCGGGCTGGGTCGCCGGCGTGCTCCCCAACGGCAACCTGGTCGAGTTCCGCTCGACCTATGACAGCGGCATGATCCGCCTGACGAACGGCCGCAACAACATCCCAGGCTCGGCCACCGTCTACTACAGGGAGGAGCGATGAGCATCCGACACAGCGGCGACTACGCCGAGGAGCGGTTCGTGGCAGCGGTCCACGGCTCGTGGTATTCAACCGACGCCTCGGCCGGCGACGTGGTCATGTACCACGGCGGCCGCGACAGGTACGTCGAGATCAAGTCCGCCAGCGGCAACCAAGTGAATCAGGTACGCCCCATCAAGTGGATACCGCTCGCGGTGCTACACCGGCCGACCGACATCTGGCATGTGCTGTCCGCCCCGGAGCAAGTGAACCTGGCCTGCTACCGGTCCCGCGGGCAGCACACAGAGTTGCCATGGGAGTGCTGCAAACTCGGGCTCCCATTCGGCGAGCAGTGCCGGGATCGGCTCCTGGCCGACGCGATCGCCCGTGCCTTCGACGAGGGGGACGACGACCTGGAACGCTACGAGGCGATGCGTGTGCTGAACCAGCGTCTCGCCGAACTGCGGCACGAGGTGAAAGAACGGATCGCTCGGAGGATTGTGTGACGTGGTACACTGGTCGGCATGGCGACCAACCCGGAAACACTGCTCACGAAGAAGATCGTCGCAGCCCTCGAGGACATGGGATGCTTCTGCATCAAGTTCCATGCGAGCGGCTTCACGATCAGCGGTGTCCCGGATCTCATCGTCATGCGAGGCGGTGTCACCGTGTGGCTCGAGATCAAGACTCCCACTGGGAGCCTCAGCAAGATCCAGGAGCACCGGCACCTTCAGATGCGACGGTACGGTGCGTTGATTGCAACAGTCCGATCGCCCGAGGAGGCGATGGAGTTCGTGTCTGACAACTGCCCCACCAACGCTGCCCTTCACGGAGACTGACATGACCGGCCTCACGCTCTTCTTTATCTTCCTTTGCGTCCTCTACTGCACCCGTTGCTGTCGGAGTTGCTTCGACGACTGACTACCCCACGAACCAGAAGGTGTAACCGATGATCACGTGCGTCATGACTGTCTACGCTATCGAACTGTGCGTCGCCTACTACTTCGTCTCCACGGCGGCGGCGACTGAAAAATAGTTTGTTGAAGCGTCATCCTTGGGGTACGATCCTGGAACCCAAGGAGAACCGCCTCAATGAGAACTACACTAGACACGCTGAACGACGTCTACCACAGCGACGACGGCTACATCAGCCGCTCCACCGCTAACATGGCGTTCCGTTACGGCCCGCAAGCCTACGGTCTCATGCTGCGAGGCATACGGTTCTTCAAGGGTTCGGCTGCCACCGTCATCGGCAGCAAGTTCGACGAGTTGGTCGAGCGACGGATCATGGACGGTCTGTCGTTCGACCAACAACTCGCCATCCCTCCGGCTGAGGTTCTCACCTCCAACGGCCAGCGACGCGGCAAGACGTACACCGACTGGCTCGCCGACATTGAGAGCCGCGGCATGGTGCAGTCCTCCGTTGACGACTACGAGTTGTTCATGCGGATGGAGGAGTCCATGATGTCGAACCGGTCCGCCCGAGAGATCGTTGAGTCGACGACTCAGTGCCAGCGGTCAACCTGGTGGACCACTGAGGAAGGCCACCAACTCAAGGCTCGCTTCGACGGCGAGGCTCCGTGGGGCATCTGGGACTTGAAGTCCTCGTCGTCCGACTGGAAGTCCCTGCCGAAGAAGTGTGTCGACCTCGGCTACATCTGGCAGGCAGCCTGGTACACGATGGCCGCCAGCGTGGCCGGCGTCCCCCACGGCGATGCGAGCGAGATGCCGTTCGTGTTCGTCCAGACGGTGCCACCGTTCCAGACGAAGGTTCGCACCTTCCCGAAGTATCGAACCGACCAGGCTCGAGAAGAGATCCTCTACACCCTCGACTGGATGCGTGAGGCCCGCGAGACGGGCAACTTCTTGGACGAAGACCAGGACCGCGAAGAAATGGAGTTCCCATCATGGGTGTGAACGAAGACTGGGACGATGACGACGACGACTTCGAGGACGAGGACGTAGAGATCATGCTCATCGAGGACGTCGACCTCTTCCTGTTCTCTCTCCGCGGTGCCGTCAGCCTGACGATCGCCAAGGATGCAGTCGACGAGGAGTCGCTCGAGAAGTACTTGCCGATCGAGCAGATGAAAGCCATCCTCGATGAGTACGTCGACGGTGTCGACGAGGAGACGGGGTTGCCGTTCATGCTCGCCGAATCGTACCCCATCCTGGTCGAGGACGTGTCGTCGGCCTTCCTCGGCGTCTGCTTGTCGAAGTTGGCCGCGGCCGACCTGATCGAGTCGGCGTGGGATGACGAGCGAGGTGAGCAAATCTTCTGGATCAAGCCCAAGAAGAAGGGGATCACCGCCGATGATTGAGGAAACGTGGCTGATGCCGTTTGTCGAGGAGGTGCGGAAACTCGCACGCCCCGACCGCTCTACTATGATCGACGTCGGTGCAAACAGGGGCGACTGGTCGGCGTTATTGAAAGACGACTTCGACTGCATCGTCGCCTACGAGCCAGACGAGCGTCTCGTCTCCGGCTTGGCCTCGCGGTTCTCATCCGCGAGGAACATCCGGGTCCTTCGGCAAGCCGTCGGTGCGACCGAGGGTTGGCAGTGCTTCTACGAGCGTGACGGCATCGCTCAGTCGAGCCTGTCGGAAGACCACCCGTTCGGGCACGGTCGTGTGGCCGAGAGGTACATGGTCGATGTCGTGACGCTCCCGAAGTGCATCGACACGTGGTGCGACTTCGTGAAGGTGGACATCGAGGGAGGTGAGTCGGACCTTGAGTATCCCGACAATGTGACGTGCTACCTGATCGAGTGCCACGGCACGTTTACTGAAGTGCTCGAGCGAATCCCCCCAGCCTACAACGTCTACCGGGTGTCGCACCCCATTCCTGCGGCCGCACTCCAGGGCCATTGCTGGCTCTTTGCAGTGAGGGAGGTGCCTGATGGGCTGGGTAACTGAAGGCGAGGCCGCGATCATCCGGAAGTTCTACAACGACCCGGCCGTTCTCAATGACGAGATTGCCAGCGACCTCGACATGAACGAGGCGGAGTTCCTCGAGGCGTGCGAGTCCATTGGGCTCAAACGCCGCAAGAACCCGCCGATTTACGTGCCGTCACCGGAGCAGATCCGGATGGCGTGTGCCGAGATCCGCCACAACTGGACCCCCTCGGAGCGTGAAGAACGTCTCCGCTCGGCATGGCCCGATGGCTGACGGGTACAATGTACGGAGGTCACGAACCTCCTGTAGTACGCGGTCATGGATGAGCATATCAGCACTGGTTTCGTTTACGGCGACGACTCGCTGCCTCTGGTAGCCCGCGTCGACGACCCACCACCTTCCCATTGGGGGAAGTTGACCTCGACTGGCAGGACGTGTTCTGCCGCTTACCTCAAGTTCCTAGGAAAGGCCCAAGATGTTTCCGAGACTCCGCCTGCTGGCTGAATACGCTCCGCTCCTCGCATACGCTCAGGAACTCGCCGAGCACAAAGACCCACACAAGCGTGCCCTGATTGCCCTCGATGCCGTCATGTGGCTCGCCAAGCGTAGCGACAACGACGTTGACGACAAGGTCGTCTCGCTCGTCAAGTCCGTGCTGGCCACACCTGAAGGCCAGGAACTCTTCAACTACACCGTCGACGGTGTCAAGTCCCTCATCGAAAAGGCGACCAAGTAAACATGGACCCAACCTACATCAAGTTCGCAGCCATCGCTGCCGGCGTTCTGCTTCTCGTGTGGCCAATGATCCCGAAGGCTCTCGCAGCCGTGAAGGCATCAGTGCCGAAGGCTCACCCAGGACTCATCGACGCCACGGTGTCGTTGAGCCAGGTGAAGGCGTATCTGGAATCAGATGACAAGGCGATCGAGTCGGCCATTGAAACGCTCGCCATCGCCGTCGTGAAGAAGGGGCTCTAATGACGTTCAACATGCGGCAACTCGCCGGCGTCCTCCTGATCGCAGTCGCATTCCTGGACCTCAACGTGCCCGGCGTCGTGCCCGGCCCGGTGGCCCCCGTGGTGCCCAAGCCGGCGATCACGGTGGTCCTCCCGGAAGTGCAGGATGAGCGGAAGGCAGTGCTGGCAGACTTCTACCTCGCGGTCGCAGAGATCATTGTCGAGGACGGTGAACGCACGGAGCCGCAACTCGCTGACACCGCGGCGTTCGCTCAGTTCCACGCCAGTGCCCTCCGCTTCGCGATCTCCCGGAAGGACGTCGGCACCGTGCCTGGTCTCGACAAGGCGATCGACAAAGCGTTCATGGACAACCTCGGCGAAGACGTGCAGACCCTCGACCGATCAGTGCGTGCCAAGTTGGCCGAGGTCTGCAACGCTATCGCATGGAGTATTCTGAATGCCTGACTTCGATCCGTATATCGAGTACTCACGCGGCTTCGTGGGAGCGACATACTCCCCGGCCGCCGATGAGGCGTTCACCAACTCGATCATCCGCAACGGCGGTGACCCGTACGGTGAAAGCGTCGCGAAGGACTGGGGCTTCGAGGGCCGCGGCGAGGGCGAGTTGCTCCTCAACTTCAGAGTCGTCGAGAAGGTCTGGGGCAAGGAAGCCCTGCCAGGCCCAGGGCAAACACGGGGCGATTGTGTATCCCATGGCTGCAAGAACGCATGCCTTTTTGCACTCAGCCACGAGATTTTCAACCGCCAGCCTGACGAGCACACCAAGCGGATCGAGGGCAAGCCAGAAGTCCCCGCGAAGGGCGTGAGCGAAGGCGTGGTGTCGACTGAGGCCATCTACAACTTCCGCGGTCACCGCGGGGACGGGTGGCAGTGCCATGCCGCCGCCGATGTCGTGTGCAACCAGAGTGGCGTCGTCCTCCGCAAGGACTACACCAGCGAAGGCGGCCCCGACCTCACGCGGTACAGCGGCACCATCGCCGGCAAGTACTACTCAGCGAGCCAGGTCCCATCGGCGTGGAAGAAAATCTACACCGAGCACCAGGTTCGTACGGCAACGAAGTTGAGCGGTCCCAACCAGGTCCGTGACTTCCTCGCAGCCGCCAACTGCGGTGTCTTTTTCTGTGCCGGCCTCGGCTGGTCGAAGACTCGCGACGAGAACGGGTACGCCAGTCAGTCAGGCTCGTGGTCGCACTCCCAGTGCATCGGGGGGTTCGACTCTCGCGACGTCATCGTAAAGAAGTACGGCGAGCCTCTCGTCCTGATCGGGAACTCGTGGGGGAGCCGGTGGCAGTCGGGTGGCCGTCGCATCCTCGGCACCGACATCGAGATCCCCAACGGCTACTATTGGGCCAAGTCATCACTCATCAACCGTTTCTCAGTCATCGCTATAGCATCGATCAACGGCTGGCCTATCGGCAAACTGCCATCGTACGGTGCAGAGGGTAACATCTAATGTACGTTCATTCGACCCTGCCGCTCGCTGCGGCTTTGCTTGTGTCCGCCGCTCTCCCCGCCTACAACACCATGCGTCCGACGGCGTCGGTCGGTGGTGCCTACGGCATCACTGCCGTCGCTGACACGCCAGCACCCAAGCCCTCGGGCGAGTGCGACTGCGGCTGCGGCGGCCGCGGCTACGTTGGCGACGGGACGATAAAGTTGGACTGCGGATGCCCGTCGAGTTGCTCGTGCAAGGGCGGCAAGGGCGGCGACGTGGGACCGTCATGCTGCGATGGCTGCGAGGCGACCGAAGAGGCACCCCCGCCAGTCGAGGAGACGTCGCGTGTCATCCGCATGAGCGGCCCCAGGTGGACCTTCGAGAACCGTGGGACCAACCCACCAGACTCGTTCAAACGTGACCACCTGCGGCGTGCTCACGGCCTTGACGGTGAAGGCTTGTCGTCGAGCGAACTCAGTGCCCTGCACGACAACGCTCATTCGTACGGCGACGCCAAGGCTTGGGGGCTCCCTAGCCTGGAACTGCCCGAGGTGAAGTCAAGCAGTAGCAGTTGTCCCAGCGGCAACTGCCCCTCGTCCTCCAGCGGGAGGTCGACCGTCCGACGTGGTCTCTTCGGGAGATGGCGATGAAGTCTGAGTTTGCGTTTGAGTCCGGCCCGGAGTACACCGAGTTCGCAGATCGTGCCGAGAAGGCGATGGGCACTCGAGGCCGCATCCTCGGCCGTCGCATGCGGCGGAACATCCTCAGGCTCGCAGTCGAGGAAGCACCGGTCGAACTAGCCGACCAGCAACTCATGGCATACGTCTGGCACACTCGGGTCAAGGACCGAGCCCGGCATGAGTACGGCAACCCGCTGCTCATCATGATCCTGATCCCGCTGATCACTGAACTCGCGAAGATGCTGATCGAGTGGTGGCTCGAGCGGCAGTCTAACCGGGACAACCTGGCTGCATGGTGGTCGGTTGCTGCTCGCGATGCCTAAGCGTGTCGAGCAGTTCAAGCCTCCGTGGGCAAAGTCGGCCGAGCGTAGAACTGCTGCGAAGCGGGGCTACGCCTCGGCCGCTTGGCTTCGTACACGGAAGCAAGTGATCGCACGCGACATGGGCATCTGCCGGATGTGCGGTCGCCCCGTCAGCACCGAAGCCGGCGACGCTCAGATCGACCATATCGTCCCCAAGCGTGACGGGGGCACAGATGCCCTAGAAAATCTGCAACTTCTTCACCGCTCATGCCACTCGAAGAAGACAGCCCAGGGCGGGTAGACGCTACAATCAAGGTAGGAGGGCACAACATGCCAGAAATCACACAGACCGACGTGACCCTGTTCTATGTCAACTACGATGGGACGAAGGGGAGCACCTGGGGGGTAGGACACACCGTGAAGCATCCGTACGATTTTCTCCTCGTCACCGAGGACCGCGACGAGTGGCAAGCCTGGCGAGACGACCGGTGCTGCGACTGCGACTGCGAGCACGACTGCGGCTGCGATTGCGACTGCGGCTGCGACGTCTGCGAAGAAGACTGCGAAAGCGATGGCAGCGAGGGGGAGTGATCCCCCCCGCCGCCTCGCGGTTCACTGAATAAACCCGAGCACGGTCATGTTCGGGGACACGGCATGACCGTAGTAGTCGGGCATGCTCTTGTGAAACGCGACATGCTCGCAGTCGTCGTGCCCATCGTACTCACCGCGGAGGTACAGGTTGCCGTCATACCAGCACGCACCGCCGAACGCCGAGTTGACGTAGTACGGAGGGCACCCCGCTGGCCTCACGTCGTGGTGGAAAGACAACTCACGCTGGGAATCTTGCTTCCACGTCCAGTCCGGCCTCCACGCCCACGCATCGTAGTTGATGAGCCGGTCCTTGCAGACCTCCGGCACCAAGCAGAGTTGCTGGGCGGCCAGCCCCTCGTAGCCGTGGTAGAACATCTCGCCGAGGCCGGCAATGAGCCGCTCCTCGTCGACGCACAACAGGTCCGGGTCGAGGATGAGCACGTACGTGGCCCCCTCCATCATCGATTGGACGTAGTTCCTGTAGGAAGCCAGGGCTATCGTCCGCTCCGGCGACCTCGTGCCACTGATGGGCGGCCGCTCGAGGACCGCGTACTCGATCCTCGTGTCGAACACAGGCCGCCACTTGTCGAGCAGCACGTCCGTGCCGTCAGTGCAATCGTTGGCATAGCCGACGACGCGGAACGACTGGAAGTACTCCGAGAGCCGCTCCAGCATCGCCAGGTTTCGCCTGAGATTCTCGGCACAGTCCCTCGCAATGAACCCGACCTCGCAAGTCGCCTTGCGGGCCTGGTCGACACCCATCGCGTACGATAGGTTGAAGCCCTCGAGGGCCGCGTTGTCGATCGGGTGAAGTACGTCTAGCAGCATCCTGTCACCTCCACAACAAAGTCCTCGCCGTCCTGCCTGAACGCGTAGGAGGGCTTCTTTGGGGCAAACTTCTCGTAGTGCTCGCAGACATCGCTGGCGAGGGCTTTCGCCTGTCCTGGGGTGTCTATAAGCCCCGCAGCGAGCCCTCCGCGGAGTTCACCGTCGAACTCCCAGACGGTCACGCCACTCTCCTTCAGCGGACGCATCCGCACGGTCACCGTTCGCTCCATGTCAGTCGCCTCCCTTCGAGAGTTCTAGGATCACCTTCGCAGCCACCTTCGTCACGTCGACGGGGCACCCCGGCTTCAGCAACGCCTCGGCCAGTCTCTTCAGTTCTTCAGTTGTCATAATCGAAGCCCCCCATCATCTGCTCGAGTTCAAAGTCGTCAAGTTGATCGATGGCACGCTCCATCGCATCGTCAAGTTCAACGCGGTCCACGCCGGCCACGTTGAGGGCGACCCAGAACTCAGCGTCCCCGAGGGTCATGTAGGCAGTCAGTCGATTCTTCATGGTTATTTACCCCTTCACTGGTGGCTTGCGTCGGCGGCGGCCGGTCACGCGACCGGCTATGGTGTATGGTCGGCAAACCAACTTGCCGGCCATGAGTTTATTTGTCCTCTTGCCTTTGTAGTGCAAGATGACGTGGCCGTCAACGTCGCTGTCAGCGTCAATGAAGACGCACGAGCCACGCACGAAGGCGTAGTTGAAAGTCATGACGCCGCGGGCACGCATGGGAATGTGCTCGCCGCTGTCGGTGACCCAATAGGGTCCGTCCTTGACACGAAACTTCGTGCCCTGCTCAAGGAAACTACGGGGTCCTAGTTCAAGTCGTGAAATCATCTTCAGGTCTCCTGGGGTGTGTCAGAATCATACCAACTCATTCGGGGATGTCAAACTTGATTTCCCCGACACGGCAATAACGGGCCAGGATCTCTCCGACCCACTCAGCGTGGCTCTTGGCCCGCTTCTCGGAATCCTTGCCGGCAAACTCATGCCGGAGCCGGCGGCCCTGGCATGTGTCGACACCGCACTCGTGCCCGCACTCGCAGGCCACGACGTAGACGGTGCAGTCAGAACCAACAGGGACGCTAGGGCAAACGTGCATCTTCCTCTCCTCAAGTAGTCTCCGCGAGATTCGCGAAGTTGGTGACACGGTCAAAGTAGTCTCGGACCTTGATGTTCACTCCCGGTTGCACCTCGATCTCCAGGTCGCCAATAGGACCGCGGGTCTCGAGGTACAGCCGGTCGAAGTCTTTTCCGAGCGACTGGATGGCATCATACACACCCGCTCGGTTGCCGTCAAACGCTTCTGTCGAAGTCAGAAAAACAAACGCCTGCACGGCCACGAGGACGTTCTTGTCGACCTCCACGACCTCGGGCTCCACAGGCACCGCGGATGTCAGGGTGATCGACGCCGCTACGATTGCTGCACGCATGCCGGGCTCCTTTCCTACAGCCTTGCCACACTCCATTAGAGCACGTCGCTCCACAGCGTGAGCAGGCGATCGTACTCCAGGTCGGTCGGCCAGGGGTGAAGGGCTCGAATGTCCGGGTCGAGTGCGTTGGACTGGTAGTCCGGGAGCGTCACGAGGAAGTCGTTGCGGACACCCAGTTCGCCGAGGCGTCGGTAGACCACGTACTCGAAGGACCGGGCGAAACACTCCCTCCAGTTGCCCCAGTAGGAGTCACTACGGCACCGCAGAGCGAACGGCATCTCGAGCACCTCTTCGTAGTGCCGCAGCATGCGTCCCTGGACTGAGTGGCCAATCTCGTGTGCCAGGCAGCCGCGGATGCACTGCCGCTTCAGGCCGATCTCGTTCGCGTCAGGCCAGTAGACGCCGTCGCACTTGAACCGACGCACGTTCACGGACACTTGGCCGCGGAAGGCGAAGTCGGGGAAGACGAGGCGAAGGTCCATCTCGCTTTGAAACATCGCAGCGGCGATGCCCCGACGCTCATGCGGCTGGACCGAACGGGCGAAGGCCAGCGTGGCGTCACCCACGTACGCGTACTCGGCGGGGTCCATGCCGGCCGGGCCACCGCGGCGACTGTGGTGCCAGGCAGGCTGGACACGGCGGGCCTTCGCCAGGGCGGTGAGCGTGGACTGCGGGGTCGACCGCAGCCACGCCCAGCCCTCAGATGCACTGTCAAACGTGGCGAGCGGCACCGTCCGCTGAGTCGTCGAAGCAGCCCAGTACCGCTCGCCGTTCTTGTAGATTGCAACCTTCATGGGGGTGTCTCCTGAGTTGCCATATCGTACCCATAGTAGGGCTCGAGGTCAACATGAAATCTCTCCGCCATCACTTGCCACCGGACCATCGTGTTGTACTCGCACACCTCGCTGGTGCAGGGGTGGACGTAGACCGCCACGTACCGCTCGGCACCGAGGACACCATCCTTCACAATCTCGAGCCGATGAGCCTCGAGCCAGTTGCCGAACAGTTCGGTCGCCAGCCGTGCCCGTCCGACCTCGATCACCCACCGGTCGGTCTCCGGCGACTTCACCCGCGGGTGCATGATCGTCTGGAACGCGATCGCGAACAGCCTCGCCTTGTGGCCGGCGGCCATATCGTAGTAGATGTAGCCCAGTGCCAACGACCACAACAGAATCACTTGCACGACCAGCGTGCGAACTACCCATCTCATGAGACGGCCTCCCTTTGTTTCTTGCGGTACACTCGATTCCTAGCGGTCACATTCGACCGGTTCGCCTTACGCCATGCACGGTCCCTCGCGTTGCATGCCTCGCGGTTCTCCCGGTGCCACGCGGCCTGGCGAGCCTTGCGACACTTGAGGCACTGCCCCGCCGAAGCCATCGCCTCGGCGGGGTGCCTCTCTTCACAATAACGGCAGAACGACCCGTCCGTGAGGTAGTCTGCCACTCGGTAGGTGCCCTCAAACATTGCCGGCCTCCCAGTACTCAGGCTTGATCCACTGGTGCGGATAGCCGTTGGCTTCCGTGTGATGCTTGCGAGCCTTGATCATCAGCGAGAGCGTACCCCAGCCGCGGTCGGCAAAGAAGTGCCACTTCTCACTGCTGTTCACGTCACTCGGGTTGCGGACGCCTGGGTGAGCACGGAAAAAGTCTCGATACGAACCCTTGGCGATTGCTAACTCTTCAGCGGTCATTGTCGTCTCCTTTGAAAGTGTCTCGGTCCACGATCTCTCCAGCCAGGACGATGATGGCCGTGAACCCCGCTGCCATCGACGCCGCACAGAAAACCACAAACACCATGAAAGCGTTGTCAAAGAAGTTGTGGCCCATTCTTCAGGTACTCCTTGATCTTGTGGGAAATCACAAACAGGTCTCGCACTCCCGCAGCCTCCGCGGCCTCGCGTGTCGCGTGGACCGTCGACGGCGGGAACTCAAAGACGTTGCCGAGGGAGGTCCGGTAAACATTGCCGCCCACCAGGGACACTTCGGTGATCAACACCGTCACTGTGCGTGGGCTGCATATCACTTCGTGGTGAAACATCAGTCAATCTCCGGTGGGGTGGTTGGATGAAAATCGAGGTACTGGTCGTCGACGTCGCGGACGACGAACGACTTCACAATCGAGAGCCCCCACACGTCGTCGCGATTCGGCTCCCTCTTCAACACGTTGGCGTAGATGTTGACGCGATGCCAGCCATTGTGCGTCGGGACGATCTTCATCCCACGGTACAGCGAGGGCTTCACAACGGAGCCCCACAGATACTCTTCGTGAATGCTCATTCCTTGACCTCCGAGATGGTGATGGTGTGAACCTCGACGCCGTCGGCGTCTTCGCTACGAGCGTGAGACCGGAGCGAGCCACGGAGGCCACACTCTTTCTTTGCCACATGCTTGCAGAGGCTTGTGAAGTCAGTCCAGTGATGCCCCAGACCTTCGTTCGAGCCGAAGACCTCGGGCATCTCGTCGCAGATGTAGATGATCGAGTTGGTCGAGTCGTCGTTGTAGCACTTGAAAGTAACGGTCATTGTGAAATCTCCAGGGGGTAATCGAACTCAGGGAAGTATAAGCCGGCATGGGCACCGAAGTCAAGCCTTCGGTCGCCAATATTTGTAGTAGCCCGGTTGGACGTCGGCACGGAACTCCACGGGGTCACCGACGGCGAGGTGCAGCATGGACTGGGGGACCGTGCCGTACAGGTTCGCACCGCGGTCAGTGTCGATCGTCCAGACCTCGCGAGTGCATTCGCCCCAGGACGACCAGACAGTCTTCCGGCTCGCGACGACACCGCGGATCATCTGCCGGCCAGGACGAGGCGTGAGGTCGATGAGATCGTTGGCCATCCGCAGAGCAGCAAGCAGGGCCGCCGGTGGACAGTTAGCACCGAGCCGGCGAACCCGCCTCAGGAAGGAGCCCGCCGAGTTCGAGTGCGGCACAAAGTCGATGACGGTCTCGAGCACATGCTGCCACGGGAAAGACCAGCCCCTGCGACGACGGCGACGAGTCTCCGCCGAGCGGGCAGCCACGTCGGCTCGACGGCGACGCATGCCAGCCTGGTGAGCCTCGATCATCGCCGAAGTCCACGAAGTTGGGTAGGTCCAGACGCCGTCGTTGAAAGCAGGGTGAGTCATCGGTCAAAAAAAATCCCGAGGGGGGGGCAAAAAAAATCCCGAGGGGGGGGTCGAGCCCACCCCCCCACCGGCGAGGGACGGACCCCCCCTGGTGGGGGGTATACCCCCTCGCTGGGGGGGGTATCACCCCTCATTGGGGGGGTGCAATGACTTCGCGGCCGGTCGTGATCAACTCGCCGACACTGAGCCCGTCGGCAACCTCGAAGCCCACGTACCAGTGGACGCTCTCGATCGGGTTGAATCGGACCGACGCCCCGAAGGGGAGGAGCGGCGGCGTGACGGTGACCGACTCGCACTCGATCCACCCGCAGACGTCTTTGACACCGGCAGCGTAGACGCGGGCCGCCGCACCAGGGCGGACGACCAGACGGCACCCGCGGAGGGTCAGCGAGACCTCGGAGGGCTCGTGGTAGGTCACCGTGCCCGACGGGCCGCGGACTTGCCAGTGGCGGTAGTGTTCACCGGCTGCAAGGTGGAAGCGTACTCGATACATCGTGTGGGCTCCTGTGAGGCGATTTGCGGGGTGTTTGTGGGTAGAAGGTGTGGAGAGCCGCCCAACCCCTTAGGCGGCCCTCCACGGGCCTCAGACGCCCTTGAGCGTCGGCCTCTTGAACGTGTAGCAGCCATCTGACCAGCCGGGCTCCACGGTCAGCGTGACTGTGACCGACTGGCCTGGCTCCACGCGGTACATCGTCCTAGGGCATGTGCCCCACAGGATCGCACCGTTCTCGGCACGCAGGGTCACGACCTCGCGGGTGCCGAACGCGGTCTCCTTGGAGTCGTGCTTCAGCACTTTCGCGGTGATCGTCTGCCGGCCGAGATCGAGCGTCGGCGTGCCGTGGATCGTCTCCTCGATCTCGCGGGCCGCCAGGGTCAGCACGAAGCCGAGTTGCCCCGCGGTCAGGTTCGGGGTGCCGAGCAACTGTTGGAGCCTCTCACTGCCTAGGAGCAGGAGGGCCTGCCGGGTGGGGAGCGAGATGTCGGCGGCGACCTCGCGGCGGCGGAGGCTGGCAGCGGCCTCCCGGCGACGCTTCGCGGCCCTCTTCTCCGCAGCCGCATTGAGACGGGCGTTTCGCTCGGCTTCCCAGTCGGCGATCTGCTCGGCTGTCCAGTCGGCGGGGAACGCCCACCCCTTGGCGGTTGGGTCGATGCGTTGGCCGCCGCAGCGGAAGCATGTGCCTCGAGCGTGGTTGCCCGTGCCGTAGCAGCGAGAGCACTTCACAGCGGCGGTCTTCGTGGGCTTGTCCATGGTCGTTGTCTCCGGTGGGGTTGGTTGACTGCCGAAGTATACGCGGGCTATTCCGCGAAGTCAAACGATCCTGCCGATATTCATGGTGAGGTAGAGCCCGATCAGGGTATCGACCCGATCCTCTACATCCCTGGCCACAAACTTTCCTGCGTAAATCGTGACTCCCAGCGTAACGGCCCGGACTACGTCAACGGGAATCGGGCGGCCTCCGTTGAACCCATCGGCGTACCGTGTGAGAGCGGCTGCAATGGCTTCGTACACTGTTGCCACGCCAGAGAGACCGGTCTGACGGGCGTCGTGGACCTCTTCCGCCAAGGCTGCGAGGAAGTCAGCGGAATCAACTACTGGTTGTGACATGGTTTCGGGCTCCTCGGGTTGGTTATCGTTCGTTCGGTGCTGAATCTTAGGCTCAGTGGTCAAGGATCGTCAACAAACCGCAAGATTTTGTGGCCCCCGCGGGCGAGACCACAATATCTTGTGGTGGACACTTGGGCGTCATGACGCGAAGGGGGTCATGCGAGCCCGGACCTTCCGGGCGTTGATGCAGGCGAAGTAGTTGATCGCGTGGACCAGGGCTCGGCTGGACGACACCACGTCATGCTCGAACTCGAGCACGGCCGCCAGCGACTCCCCACGGCGGTCTCGGCAGAGTCGGCTGCCGACGTCCCACAAGCGAGCGTGGGCGGCCTTCACGGCCTCGGTGTCGCGTGATGCCATCGCGACCGCCACCCTCGCCAGGGCATCGTACGTGCGGTCTTCGAGGGTCCGGTCAATGCGGCCGAAGGCGATGTCGTCAGCGGCGGCGGCGATGTCGTTGTGGTTGATCATGGTCTCGGGCTCCTCGGGGTTGGTTATCGTTCGTTCGGTGCTGAATCTTAGGCTCAGTGGTCAAGGATCGTCAACAAACCGCAAGATTTTGTGGCCCCCACGGGCGAGACCACAATATCTTGTGGTGGACACTTAGGAAATCTGCACGACATCGTCGACGACCTCGTAGCCGACGCGGCCCTTGGCGTTCGGGGACACCTTGGACTGCCGGAGGCCCACCAGCCACGGGGCGTACTCGCGAATCCTGTAGGCCACGACCACCGGGGAGCCATAGGCCACCTCGCCCTCGGTTACGAGTGGGCTGCCGACCGCGTAGTGATCGAATCGACCGGAGATAATGCTGGCATCCGCGTGGCCCTCGGCCTTCAGCCGGTCGCAGAGAGCGTTGTACTCGGCCCTGGTGGTGCCGGCCTTCAGGGCGACCCGGCCGGCGGAGACCCACTCCGTGATCCTCTCGACCTTCTGATTGGCTGCCACCTCGGTGGGCTCTACGGCGGTCTCGCCGACCGTGTGCCACTTGCGGCCGATGAGGGCGTAGTTGGCTCGCTCTGCTCGAAGACCGCCGCAGCGGCCGTGCTCCACGCCGTTTTCGTCGACCAGCACCACCACGGTCTTGCGGCCTTCGCCAATCTTGTGTGCGGTGAGTTTCATCGTCTCGTCTCCTGAAGGGGTTGGTTATCGTTCGTTCGGTGCTGAATCTTAGGCTCGGTGGTCAAGGATCGTCAAAGAATCGCAAGATTTTGTGGCCCCCGCGGGCAGGACCACAATATCTTGTGGTGGACACTTAGCAGAAAGCACCGCGACCCATCGCGATCTCGTGGACGACCATCGGGTCGACGTTGAAGCCGCCAACGCGTGTCTCGGCGTGCTCGGCGAAGGCAACCATGCGACGGTGCTGGGCCTTGTGACGATCCCCGCGGGTGATCACCCGGCAGACCTCAGTGTCGGCCTCGTGACCGCGGAGAGTGATCGTCGTGACGGTCTTCCGGTTCTCGAAACGGGTCCGGACTTCCCATCCATAGAAGGTTCGGGTGGCTTGCATGATCAGTTTTCCTCGTGGGGTTGGTTGACTGAGGGAAGCATATCGGCACGAAGGTGTCCGGTCAAGAAAAAAATCCCGAGGGGGGGTCAGAAAAAAAATCCCGAGGGGGGGTCGACCGCGGCCCCCCCCCGGCGAGGGGCGAACCCCCCCTGGCGGGGGGGGTAACCCCCCATTGGGGGGGTATGGCCCCCCTAGAGAGGGGTATAACCCCCCAAAAGAGGGGGTCCCCCACCATTAGGGGGTATCATCCCCCTCAAGGGGGGTGTGGCAGTCTGGGGGGTGTGGTGAGCCCCGGTGAGCCCCGGTGAGCCCTGGTGAGCCCTGGTGAGCCCCGGTGAGCCCTGGTGAGCCCTGGTGAGCCCT